GAACCAACTAGACTGCTTCTTTCGCTAAAGGCTTGGGGTGCTTCTTCCAAGGCTGACGCAAAGGCAAAAGCCAAGTCAATTTCCGCAAGGAATAAGGCAAAGGCAAAATGAGAGCAATATCAGTTGGCGTTAATCCCACAGCGGCAGTAGACACAACAGTCTATACCTGTCCCACGGGCTATTACGCCAAATTCACTGTAATGTACATACACAATACAGGTGGGTCTACCAAGCATATAACTGTTCAATGGTTTGACGCAAGTGCTAATACCACTCTTGATATATTGACCCAATACGATTTCACAGCAAAGAACTACTTGCAGTTTGATGGAAACGCCTACATTGTTTTAGAAGAAGGCGACAAAATTAAAATAACTACTCAGTCTGCAAGTTCATTCAGTTTTATAGCAACATTTGAACAAGTGGGGTTGACCAGAGCATGACCTATTTAGAACTGATTAACGATGTATTGGTTAGATTGCGTGAACCAACTGTATCTACTAACTTAGAAACAATTTATTCAACCCTGATTGGCAAGTTTGTCAATGATGCAAAACGTCAGGTTGAAGATGCTTATGCTTGGAATGTGCTTGGTACAACAATTACCTTGTCTACCACTTCAGGCACATATTCCTATGCGCTAACTGGTGCTGGTCAGAAGTTCCAAGTTCAAGATGTGATTAACGTCACTGGCAATATCGGTATGAAGAATATCGACTTTGCTACTATGAACCGCTATCAGAACTTCTCCACTCCTGTAAACGGCATCCCTGCGTATTTTGCATTTGATGGTGTAGATAGTAATGGCGATACTAAAGTAACGCTCTATCCTCGTCCTGATGGCGTGTATAGCATCCCATTTGCTTTAACAGTCCCACAAGCCACTTTGTCTGCTGATGCGACTGTGGTTAAAGTACCTGACACTTTGGTGGCTCAAAACGCCTATGCTCGTGCTTTGGTTGAGCGTGGCGAAGATGGTGGATTGTCTTCCTCTGAGGCGTATGCGTTGTATAGATCAATGTTGTCTGACTACATAGCGTTGGAAGGCACTCGTTATCCTGAGAATCAAGGATTTGTAGCAACATGAGCCAAGCAATCCAAACCTCCAGCATCTCAGCCCCAGGCTTCTACGGGTTAAACACCCAAGATTCGCCTTTGGACTTGAATCAAGGGTTTGCTCTTGTCGCCACCAATTGTGTGATTGACCAATACGGACGCATTGGCTCACGCAAAGGATGGTCAAGGGTTAACTCCTCATCTGGTGCTTTGGGTGCAAATGATGTTGGCGTAATACATGAGTTAGTTCAGGCTGATGGCACTTTGACTGTGCTGTTCTCTGGTAACAACAAGTTGTTTAAGTTGGATGGCTCAAATGCTGTTTCAGAGTTGACCTATGGGGGAGGGGGTACAGCCCCTACCATCACAGCAAACAATTGGCACTGCACATCCTTAAATGCAATAACCTACTTCTTCCAAGCAGGGCATGATCCTTTAATCTTTGACCCTACTGTAAGTGCAACAACTTATAGACGTATTTCTGAGAAGTCAGGGTATGTTGCTACTGTTCCTAATGGAAACATCGCTATATCGGCTTATGGTCGCTTGTGGGTGGCAGGTGTGCCAACACAAAACAATACTGTTTACTTTTCTGATCTATTGGCTGGTCATGTTTGGTCTACTGGAACTGCTGGTTCTTTGAATGTAGATAGGGTATGGCCTAACGGGGCAGATGAGATCACAGGATTAGCGGCTCACAACGGCTTTCTAATCATCTTTGGCAAGCGTCAAATCTTGGTATATGCCAATGCGACTACGCCATCTACCATGAGTCTGAGTGACACAGTTGGTGGTATTGGTTGTATAGCAAGGGATACGATTGCCTCTACGGGTAAAGACATTCTCTTCTTGTCTAACTCTGGCATACGCTCGTTTGCTAGAACGATTATTGAGAAGTCAGCCCCATTGGGAGACTTGTCTAAGAATGTACGCAATGACTTGTTGTCCACCATTGCTGGTGAGACTCTAGCCAATCTAAAGGCTGTTTATTCAGAAAAAGATGCTTTCTACCTGATAACCTTCCCATTGGTTAAGCAAGTGTTCTGCTTTGACACAAGAGTGCAATTACAAGATAACTCATTTAGGGTAACGACTTGGGACTCTATTGAGCCAACTGCATTGCTTTCCCGTAGGAATGGTGATTTGCTGATTGGCAAGAATGGATATATTGGTAAGTATGGAACGTATTTAGACCATACAAGTAGTTATCGTTTCTTGTACTACACGAACCATGCTGATTTAGGTGATCAGTCGGTTACCTCTATCCTGAAAAAACTAACTATTGTTGCTATTGGTGGATCAAACCAGTTTGTAACGATGAAGTGGGGATTTGACTTCTCCACTAACTACTTAGCCGCAACAACATATATTCCGACACAAGGAACGTCAGAGTATGGGGTTGCTGAATACAATAATCCAAACAATCAGGTTGTAACGATAACCAATGCAAGCCCAGCGGTTATCACATCTGTTGATGGCTCTTCATTTGTGTTGAACAACCCAATAACTTTGACAACTACTGGAACTTTGCCATCAGGTTTAAGTACAGGAACAACCTATTACTGCGTTAATGTATCTACAACCACCTGTAATCTGTCTTTGACATCTGGTGGTTCAGCGATCAACACAACAACAGCGGGAAGTGGTACGCATACGGCAGTACACGCTCAACCTGCTGTAACTAACGAGTATTCAGATGGTGTTTCGTTGCAAAACCTGAAAGTCAATGCAAGTGGTTCTGGCAAGGTTGTCCAAACTGGCTATGAGACTAATATTTCAGGCAATGAACTATCTATTCAGAAGATTGAAATTCAATCTAAACGTGGCAGAGTAAGTTAAGGAGAAGAAATGACAAACTATGTGAAATCAACAAATTTTGCTACCAAAGACAATCTTGCGTCTGGTGATCCATTAAAGATTGTTAAGGGTACTGAGATAAATACTGAGTACGACAACATCGCTATTGCTGTTGCTACTAAGGCAGATTTAGCATCTCCTACCTTTACTGGCACGACAACCATAGCAAGTGTTGCAATTAGTGGTGGAACAATTACTGGTATTACTGATTTGGCTGTTGCTGATGGTGGTACTGGTGCATCTACTGCAACTGATGCTAGAACTAATCTGAGTGCCGCCAAGTCTGGTGCTAACTCTGACATTACCTCCATTACTGGTTTAACAACGGCTTTGACTGTTGCACAGGGTGGAACGGGTGCGGCAACTCTAACTGCAAACAATGTGGTTTTGGGCAATGGTACAAGTGCTGTGCAGTTTGTTGCGCCTGGCTCATCTGGCAATGTTTTAGTATCCAATGGAACAACATGGGCATCTGGTAGCGCAGGCGTTACATCTGCTGTGGCTGGTACAGGTATTGCTGTGTCTAGCGCAACTGGTGCTGTGACTATTAGCACAGCCGCCCCTAGTTTTAATGCAGTAGGAAGTTATGTTAGTGGGGCTATAAAGTGTACGGAAAATAATACTGTGACATTTTCTAGCGGTGACACATTTACTGCTGGAGCAGGGAATGGACAAGTAGGATCAGCCCACAGTAATGGGTCGTTTACAAATAATTTAACAGGGACATGGAGATGGATGGGTGCGCCTGGAAGCGTATCTGCTGGTGGTGGTGATACTGCTTTTGTGTATTCGCTTCTTGTTCGTGTTTCTTAAGGAAAGTATTGAAAACACCCGTTGTAATTAGAAAAGATTATGTAATTTACCTAGAATTGTTTGACAATTTATTATGGTTTCATACAGATGTTTTCAAATGGTCAGCAGAGATAAAAAAGAGATACAGATTGGATTTGGCAAAGTTAGAAGATTTAGTTGATATGCCGTTGTTGGCAGTCGTTGATGTAACGAACAATAAATTAACTAAGTTTGCTGAATCTTTTGGGTGGGTTGTAAAAGGACAAATGGTTTTAAACAATGGCAATAAAGCCTTAATTTATGCTTCACAAGCATAAGGGAGAAGAAAATGGGTGATCCAGTATCAAGTGCGTTAATTCCTGCGGGTATTCAGTTACTAAGCAGTTCTATGGCTGGCGATTCTGCTCAACAGGCGGCGCAGACTTCTGCTAATGCTCAACTTGAAGCATCAAGAATGGCGGCAGAGCAGGCTAAATTCACTCCTTATGGAGTTGCTGGAAGTCTATTTGCTCAGCCAAAATATTCAGTTGATGCCCAAGGAAGGCCAACTGTTGACCTTGGAATAAATCCTGAATTTAGAGCCTATCAAAATCGCTTGATGGGACTGGCTGGAGGTGGCTTAACTCAAGCAGAACAAGCAGGACAGCAATATGCGCCTCTAAGTGGTGCGGCTACTGGTTTGTTTAACCTTGGTCAGCAGTATTTAGCGCAAACTCCTGAACAGGTTGCCGCTCAATACATGGCAAGTCAACAAGATTTGCTTGCTCCTAGTCGTGAGAGACAGATGTCTCAGTTGCAAAACCAACTGTTCCAACAAGGTCGTGGTGGATTGTCAGTAGGTGCTACTGGTGCTAGACCAAGTGGCGCACAGGGATTGGGTGCTACAACACCTGAAATGGAAGCCTACTACAACGCATTGGCACAACAAGATGCGGCTTTAGCGGCACAAGCACAACAGGCTGGACAACAACAAGTTGCTTTTGGCACAGGATTGTTTGGCCAGGGTGCTAACTTGCTTAACCAATATCAAACTGGTCAAGTTGGTGCATTGTCTCCATTCCAAGCATATTTGGCGGCTACTCAAGGCATTGAATCTTTGGGTCAAGCACCTTTGGATATTGGCGCTCAATTGGGTGGTCGATCTGCTACTGCTGGCGCACAGGCAGGACAATCGCTATTGTTGGGTGGATTGGGTGCGGCAAAGACTATGCAACCAGCCAATGCGCTAGACCCATTTGCAAGAACACTATCCAATCTTGGTGAAAATCGTCAGTTCACAAGTGGGTTAAGTAACTTATTTGGTGGGCAACAATATACGCCACAACAATTCCAACAACAACAAGCGGCTACCTATGGTAGTGGCAATGCTGGATTTGGTGGGTATGGCGGATTTTTTGACTAAGGAGAAACCAAATGGCAACAGATTCAATAGTAGGCGGTTTGTTTGGGATGACTCCTGAATCGTATCAAGATACCAGACAACTATTAGAACAAAGACAAGCACTTCAACAGGCTCAGTTAGACCCTTATGAGGCGGTTAACTACATGGCGGCTAGGGCTGGTCAGCAACTAGGTCGTGGACTAGGTGGTGCTTTGGGCGCACAAGACCCACAGTTGCAAAAGATTTCTGCTATCCAAGCACTTGGTAAGCAGTTTGACATCACCTCTCCAGAAGGCTTGATGCAAGCGGCTAGTGCAATCAAGAATCAATATCCTGATGTTGCTCTTGGTTTGACTCAAAGCGCACAGGAACTTGGTCTTTCTCGTGCTAAAGCGGCAAAAGAAACATTGTCATTAAACCAAGAAACAAAACTCCGTGATGAGTTAGCGAATCTTGGCCCTAATGCTACACAAGATCAGGTTCTTGGTATTGTTACTAGATATGGAAGCCCTGATCGAGTATTGGCGGCATTACAAGCATCATCTGATCGTGCGGCACAGCGTGAAAATGCTTTGCAATTAGCAAGAGAGCGCATTGATTCACAGATTCAGATTGCTAAAGATCGTGGTGCTAATGCAATGCAGATTGCTCAAATGCAGATGGAAGGTCGTCAACAAATGGCGACTATTGCACAAGGTATGCAACAACAATCATTAGACCTTCGTAGAGAGGCGGCTGATGAGAAAAGAAAAGTGGCTGAACAACAGAAATTAGGCGTTGTTTCATCATTTGATAGTGCAATTGATACTTTGGATACTATTGCAAAACACCCTGGCAAGAAGGCGGCAGTTGGATTTGGTGGCGCACAGTTGTCAATGATCCCAGGCACAGATGCGGCAGGTTTTGCGGCTCAATTAGAGACGTTCAAGGCTCAAACATTCTTGCCACAAGTTCAGGCTCTTAAAGGCATGGGTGCTTTGTCTGATGCTGAAGGTAAGAAACTTACTGCGGCAGTTGGTGCTTTGTCCCAATCTATGAAGCAATCTGAGTTTGATGCACAAGTAACAAAGATTAAAGGTGATTTGGAGGCGGCTCGTGCAAGGGCTAATTCATCTTTAAAGAACGCTCCAAATGCGCCAGCACCTACAACTCCCGTAGCAACAAAGCGTTGGAATCCACAAACAGGTCAACTTGAGGAGATTAAATAATGCCACAGTACATCCAAGTTGGTAATGATGTAATTGAGTTTCCTGATGGAATGACATCAGCGCAAATTACTGCCGCTTTAAGTGGTGGAAAGCCTGCAACTCCTTCTGTTGAGCCTCCTTCAAGTAGTTTATTGATGGGAATAAAAGACCCAATAAGCGGTGCGGCACAACTATTGCCAAAAGGTCTTGAGTTTGTTACTTCTGCTGGAGGTTATGCGCCTAATCCTTTAAGTAGGTTCTTTGGCTCTGAGGCTGAAAAAGTCGGTCAGATGGTATCTGCTGAAGAGCAAGCATATCAAAAGCAAAGAGCGGCTCAAGGTGGTACTGGCATAGATATAGGCCGTATTGCAGGAAATATTGTTAGTCCTGCCAACATTGTTGGTGGAATCCGTGCGGCACAAGGTGCTAGAGCATTAGGTGCTGGTGCAGGTATGCAAGCCGCCGCCGCAGGAGCGGCACAAGGTGCAATGCAACCAGTTACAGAGCCAACAGGGTTTGCTGAAGAAAAAGCCGCTCAAGTAGGTTTTGGTGCAATTGGTGGCAAGGTTGGAGAAGCAGTTGTAGGTGGTCTGGGTAAAGTAATGAACCCATTAGCATCTAAGGCAGAGCAGACAATGCGTGATTTGGGCATAACGCCTACGCCTGGGCAAACGCTTGGTGGTGCATTTAAGAAGGCTGAAGACTTTGCTCAAAATCTCCCCTTGATTGGAGAACAAATCCGTGGGGCAAGAGAAAAGGTGTTATTTGACTTTAACAAAGGGATTATTAACAAAACTCTTGAAAAAGTTAATGATAAATTGCCAGAAAACGTCATTGGTCGTGATGCTGTGCGTTATGCCGCAGATCAAGTCTCAAACAAATATGACGAAGTTCTTGGAAAAATGAAGTTTGACTTAGACTTTAAGACAACAAGCGGTATCTTGGATGCGCTAAACAAGGCTAATTTGCCTTCTGCTGTTCAGCGTGAAGAAGCCACAAATATTCTTAATTCTATTGCTCTAAACAAGTTTGCTGGCAAAACCTTAACTGGTGCTGAGTACAAGTCAATTGAATCTGATTTGGCTAAAGAAGTATCTAAATACAAAAACAGCGGGTCTGCGGCAGATAGAAATGTTGGAGATGCTTTACAAGGCGTTTTAAATACCTTTAAGACTGAGTTATATCAACAGAATCAGCGTTATACACCTCAGTTACGTAGGATTGATAGTGCTTATGGCGAATTGAAGTTAATGGAACGTGCGGCGGCTAACACTGGTGCTGAGAATGGCGTGTTTACTCCAAAACAGTACAACTTAGCGGTCAAACAATCTGATGTAACTCGTCAAAAGTCTGCTTTTGCCAAAGGAACTGCCCGTGGACAAGAATTGTCTGAATCTGCACTAAAAACCCTTGGAGAAGATACTAAATCTACTTTAGAAGGTCGTTTAGCAATAGGAACGCTTGGAGGAATGGCGACATTATCCAATCCTTATGTGGGTGTTCCATTGGCTATTGGAGCAACTGGTTTGTATTCTCCTATGGGTATCAAGGCGGCAGATGTTATGTTGCGTCAAAGACCAGAACTAATGCGTCAACTTGGACAACCTTTAGATCAATATTCAGGGCTATTGGGTGGACAAATAGCACCACAAACAATGCTTGGTGTTAGACGAGACTAGGAGTAAACCATTGATCCTTTTTCTCTCCTCATGTTGGCGCAAGGTGCAGTTGGCTTTATTAAGCAAGGCTGTGCAATGCTCCATGAGGGGCGAATGGAACTTGAAGGGGCTAAGAAGACAGTTGAAGGCGTCCTTGCAGATGTCAAGGCAATCAAGGGCATTTGGCAATGGCTCATTGGCCTACTTAGTGGAAAGCCCAAGTCCAAGCCAACAGAAGAAGCCCCCAAGCCTCTGGCGAAAGCGAAAACCGCTTCCAAGAAGCAACAGTCTTATGAGGAGATGGAACTCTTACTCATTAAGGACATTGGCGAGAAAC